TACTAATAGGAACTACATCAGATAATGGAGCAAAGTTTCAAGTATCAGGAGCAGCTACGTTTAGTTCGACTGTTACTGCAACACAAGGATTGTTTACAATCGCAAATGATGCTGCTATACAAATAAGGTCTGGTAATACATCAAACTTTACTTTTATAGGACTTGGCAGAAATTCACAAGAAGCTACGATAGGAATACCAGCAGCTGATGACCAATTTATGACTGGTGCAGCAGCAGGGGATATAACTATTAATAATACATCAGGAAAAATATGTTTAGGCACAGCAGCAGTAGCAAGGTTGACTATTTCATCAGCAGGAACAGTTACGATTGCAAACCTTGCAGGTACTGGAAGCAGAGCAGTTTTGGCAGATGCTAATGGTTTATTATCTGCTCCAGTTTCAGATATTTCAGTAAAACAAAATATAGTACCTATCGGATATGGATTAAATGAAATCATGAAAATGAATCCTGTTTGGTTTGATTTTGTTGATGAATACAAAAACTTTGGGGAAGGCAGACAGAATGGTAATATCGCACAAGAAATCGCAGAAATAATACCAGAAGCAGTATTTACAACTAAATCAACAGGCAAAATGGGTATCAATTATGACCAACTTCATGCGGTATATATTAAAGCCATTAAAGAACTTAAAGCAGAAATAGACATTTTAAAAAATAACTAAATGAAACAAATCACACCAATCTCTATATGGGATAATGGCACAGTCCAAGAAGCACCAGTATTAAACGCCTATTGCATTAATGACAATTTAAGTACATCAGCAACCTTTTACTACACTCTTTTAAGTGAGAGTATGCAACAACTTGCTCAAGGTAATTTAACTATGTCAGGAGATGATTATGATGCGTGGCAAACTAATGAATACGCTTATGATTGGGTTGCAGGTCAACTTAATTTGACTATTATCGGAGATTACGTTCCGCCAGTAGTTGAGGAAGTTATGACAGAAACACAACCCAATAATTAACTATATTTGACAAAAAAACAACCCTATGAAAACTGAAAAAGAAGAACAAACAACAGAAGTACAAAAGTTAAAAGTAGAATTGGCAGTCCAAGAATGGGAGGCAGTATTGGCAGTAATTGAGCAGTCAACATCTCCGCACATTCAAGTTAAGGCGGTAGCCGCAGAATTAGTTAAACAATTACAACCTCAAATTAAAGATGACAAATAATAACGCCGATTTGGCGACCATAGTTTCTGTATCAGGTGCAATGCTAAGTATTGCAAATGTACAACCGATAGTAACTTTATTGGCGTCTCTGGTCGCTATAATTAGTGGAATTTTTGCCATTAGGTATTACATCAAAGCAACAAACAAAATCAAATGAAAGCGGAAGAAATAGAATACATCGAAGCAGAGGTTAAAGTTAACCTGATGCCTGAAATTAAGAAAGCAGTTCCGGGCGTTTTAGCTTGGGTTCTGCGAGTTGTGTTCCCGAAATTGGAACGCAAGATTATTGATTTCGTGATTTCAATGGTAGAGCATTTTCTTAATAAGAAAAAGTGAACGCAGGACAACTGACAAAAAACTTCCACATCCGCGAGTTTAAGTGCAAGGATGGGAGTAAAGTACCCGAAGCATTAGAATCAAACGTGAAGCTATTAGCTGACCAGCTACAAGCACTTCGGGACTTTATAGGTATTCCTATCACTTTAAATTCTGCGTATCGTACAGAGGCTTATAATGCGTCTATTGGCGGCAGTCCTAAAAGTCAGCATAAGTTGGCAAAGGCGGCAGATTTAGTAACTTCAAAATACACTCCAAAGCAGTTATCGGCAATAATCAAAAAACTAATCAAACAAGGCAAAATGATGCAAGGCGGAGTTGGTGTTTATCCCAGCTTTGTGCATTACGATTGCAGAGGTACTGAAGCAAGGTGGTAATAAAAAAAATCATGGCAAAAAAAATCATTGCAAAACAATTCTCCTGGAAGCTGAGAGATTTGTTCAGAGGTCTAATAATGGCGGTTTTAACTCCAGCAGTTTTGATTCTTCAGCAATCGCTTGAATCAGGAATATTAACCTTTAATTGGAAAGAGATAGCAATGGCATCTGTTGCCGGAGGGTTAGCCTATCTGGTTAAAAATTTCTTTGAACCTACTAAAACAATCGAAAGGTTGTAATGACATTTGCAGGTTTATTACTTGTATTTGTCGGATGTTTACTAATCTACTATTATGCAGAAACAAGAGATCGTTAGACCATATTTGGAAAGGTTTCCAGATCATGCAGATCTAACCTTGGCAAAGAAAATCTATAAGGAAAATCCATTAGTTTGGACGCAAATTGAATCGGTTAGATATATTGTTAGGGCATTAAGAGGTAAGCGAGAAAGCAACTACAAGGACAAAAGTCTGTATCAGCCGAAAACCTACGATACTAACCCTTATAAGCTACCACAAAGCGAGGAGAAAGAAAGAGTACCTTTTACCCTTCCTTTGGCATGTAACAACATACTACTAATCTCTGATCTGCACATCCCTTATCATTCTATTGATGCGATTACGGCGGCTTTAGACTATGGTAAAAAAGAAAACGTAAACACAATTCTAATCAATGGAGATTTGATTGATTTCTATGGATGCTCACGATTTGAGAAAGATCCAAGAAAGCGATCTGTCAAGCATGAGTTTGATACAACCAAGGAGTTTCTAAGGATCCTCAGAGCAACCTTCCTTAATGCACAAATCTATTGGTTAAAAGGCAATCACGATGTCAGATACGAGCATTGGCTAATGGCTAAAGCACCTGAAGTGTTTGATGACCCTTACTACTTAATGGAAGAACGATTAAGGCTTAATGAAGAAAGAGTGCATCTGATTGATGACAAGACTATTGTCAGAGCGGGGAAGTTAAGCATCCATCATGGCCATTTGTTTTTTAGAGGGTTTGGTGCGCCAGTAAACGCAGCAAGGGGTTTGTTTTTAAAAGTTAAGCAAAGCGCAATCGTAGGACATACACATCGCATAAGTGAACATTCTGAAACTACATTGTCTGGAGAATTAATCACTTGTTGGAGTACTGGGTGTTTAAGCGAATTATCTCCTGATTACAATCCCCATTCCAACAACTACTCACATGGCTTTGCTCACATACAAACTAAAACAGATGGCAACTACTCTGTTAAGAACTTTAGAATATTAAACGGAATAATTTTATAATTTTCGTATATTTAATAAAATGGCATACGTTTACAGACATATTCGATTAGATAAAAATGAACCTTTTTATATAGGCATTGCTTGTAATAAAAGAAATGATTATGTAAGAGCCTATGAAAAATCAAGACGGAGTGATTGGTGGAAAAAGATTGTTTTAAAAACGGATTATAGAGTCGAAATAATTATTGATGATGTAAGTCCTGATTTTGCAAAAGAAAAAGAAAAGGAATTTATTAAACTTTATGGCAGACGAGATTTAAAAACTGGAAGTTTAGTAAATATGACAAATGGCGGTGACGGAATGATTAATTTAATATTTACAAAACAACATCGTGAAAGATTAAGTATTTCAGCAAAGAAAAGAATTGTAACAGAAGAACAAAAGATTAAATTAAGGCAATCTCGAATTGGTAGAAAATTATCTCAGGAACATAAAGATAAAATTAGCCAATATATGAAAAGATATATTGCTACTGATTCTTTAAGGGCGTTTCGTAGCGATAAGATGCTAAAAAATAATCCGTCAAAAGGTAAATTAGGTGTAAATTCAAAAGGATTTAAAGGTTATATAGCAGCTTATAAAAACGGATTTTTGTATGGTATTTACGAAGGCGTTTATGATGCTGCAAGAAACTTAAATAATTCTCCGACAAACATAAATAGATGTATTACTGGGAAAGGTAAAACATCTAAGGGCTATACTTATAAAAGAATAGCCTCAAAGGATATGGCTTAATCAATCAATCCTTTGAGTAAAAACCGCATCCAGCAATTAATGCTTGAAAAACTGCGCCTTGAAGCTGAACTCGAAAAAATAAAAAAAGAGTTAAGGCGATTGGTGCAGACTGCAAAATAATGCGCAATAATTAGGAATTTAGCCGAGTTATTGACTATTATTTGTCATAAAGGTTTTTCATTGGTAATGTGTAAAGGTTCGGTTAGCGATGAGTTAGTGGTCATTGCCTTTAGAGCCATCTACACAACCAAGCGTATATGCTTTATTCCACAATCTACCAACAAAATCAAATAGTGTCATTTCTTTATTATTAAATTTTGTTACTATTTCATTCAATTCTTCTACATCATACATCGGCAACGAACCGCTAACAACACCTACATTCATTTGCTCGGTTTCTTTATACAATCCCAAATTCTCATCATATCTCATCATGTCAATGAGGTGTTGTTTTTGTTCTTCTTTTTTCATAACTTTTCTATTTCTTGAATGTATCGTTGTAGTATTGTTCCCCGTTTTCGTTTGGTGGTAAAATATTTTTACCATTATTATGTGCATCAATAATCTGTTGCTTTTCCATTTCTTTGGCTTGGTAAAAGACAGTTGTATTTTTTATATCAACTTTAACGTAGTGTTTTTCTAATTGGTCTACCAACCATTCTGATGCGGTCTGTTTCATAATTTAAAACTTATACCCTTCACGTTTAAACAACTTGTCCAGTTCTTGTTCGATCAGTCTGGTCTGCGCCAGGCGTTTACTTTTGCTAATCGTTTTTAAAGCAGATCGCTTTTCATCGGGTAAATACACCGGTATTGATTTTAGTTTTTCAGTCATAATTTTTTGATTTCTACAAATATATAAATTTTATCGGAATTAAAAAAAAGTAAAAAAAATATCAGAATAATTTTTTTATATCAAAAATAGATTTATATTTGATCAGCAATTCAATGGAGGGTTGCTCAAAACTTGCAAATCATGACAACTACAAAAGTAACCTACAAAGTCAGAACATACGGAGAAATGTTTTTTGAGTTTGGAACTTGGAAAAAAGCGCTTACTCACGCACAGAACAATAATCAAGATTTTATCAGAGTTTGCTGCAAAGGCTTTGAAAAAGTTGTTTCAATTGATACTTGGAAAAATGCAAAGCAAATCAAGTTTGATATTTTATGTGAAACATTCTAACCATTCCTGTTCCTGCAAGTCAGGAATCTGCCGCCTCGCTTGATCAGTCAAGCGGGGATTTGGCAGTACCGGGATGTTCCGGATTAAAACTTGCATTATGGAAATTATGATCTTTTTTATTACTATGTTGGCAGTCCTAATCGGATTAGCTGGATTATGTGACTATTTAACCCATAAACTAAAATGAATTTAGATGCTTATTATGATGATCTGTACGAGCGCACAGAGACATCAGCAGAGCATTGCGAATATTGCGATGCCAGAATTGAAAAATGTAAATGCCATAAACACGATGATTACGATCGGAGGAGGGATGAAGAACATGAATAGTTTATTTGACAGATTGAAGCCAGAGCATAAGGCAACCTTAGAAAGCCAAGCTAATTTGTACCCGAGTTCCATAAAGCATATCATCCAAGAACTCAACAGTAGCTACTCATTCATTGATTTGAAGTATGGAAGCGTTATTGCTTTAAGCAGTTTTTGCAGCTTACCGAATTATGACATCCTAACTATTAACAACTTATTTGAAAAACATGAGAATATTAGCAGTTAAAACCACAGTAATGCCAGATGGGCATCGTATTGAATGGCAGAACGGGATGCCACAACATAAGTATTTAGCGATGGATGATCAGTTATTTAACCGATGGACTACCTATATACATGCACAAGTAAACAAGATCAAGGGCATTAACAAGGTAAAGCCAGGCGGAGTTGGTTACATTGAAGGTCAGGAATCGGCGCTAAGGTTAGCGAAGGAGATACTGGGATGATGCACTTTCACGAAGATGAGGATCGAAACAAGAATCGTACCTTCTGGACGATCATGTTTGTCATGATATTACTAGTTATGTTTTTCGTAATGGAGATTTTTGTGAGGTTTTATTTGCAAGTGACATAATAATTTTTTACTTTAGATACACCGACTGGAAGCGGTATTTAAAAACATTTTAAGAGCCTTATTTCGGGGGCGGATCTTCCAGTCCAAACCCGGCATAAGGCATTTTTATTTTATGAGTACAGAAAACAAAAAACCAAATCTACCAGCAATAGTCAAAGATTTGGGACTATCCGTAAAAATGGATAGTTTAAACACCTTGCTAAATTCTAATCCTCCATCATCGTGGATGCGTGAACACAAAGGATTAAAGTACCAACCGATTGAAAGGGTAAAAAATAACCTGGTTACGATCTTCCAAGATTATGATTGGTCGATTAAATCCGTTTCGATTATGGCAAACTCAGTATTGGTTTATGGAACGCTTTCCATATTCAATCCTATTACCGGAAGGCAGCGCAACTTAGATGGCGTTGGTGCATGGCCGATTCAGTTAGCGAAGGGTTCTAAACCTTTAGAGATCGAAAACATCATTCAAGACGCAATCCAGAAAAATGCACCAGCTGCTGAAAGTCTGGCCCTAAAAAATGCAGCTTCTAAACTTGGTAAATTATTTACCGATGGCGGATCCGATGTTGAGTTTAATGGAATGTACTCCAAGGAAGTACCTATGGATGATATTAAAGCAGCGCAACAATGATAATTACCGGAACACAAAACGAAAACCAGCGCACTCCAGAATGGATACAATCGCGCATGGGCCGGTTCTCATGTAGTCAATTACACAGACTAATGACTGAGCCAAAAGCTAAAGCCGACAAAGAGGCTGGTAAACTATCCGATGGCGCAATTACTTATGTAATGGAGTGCATCGCTGAGAAATTGACTGGCAAACCAGCCAAAGATGATTTCAGTTCAAAGTACACAGATTGGGGCGTAATGCACGAACCAATCGCTATTGGTATTTATGAGGAGGTTTTTCAAACCAAGGTAACGCAATTAGGTTACATTCCGTATGGAGATAACTTTGGAGGTTCGCCTGATGGCTTGGTAGATGACGATGGCGGCATTGAAATCAAATGCCCTTACACAATTACTGCGCATTTGGTTCACTCGCTTACAACTGATCTAAAAGCGGATTACAAGGAGTGCTACTGGCAGATTATTGGTTACATGATAATTACCGGGCGCGAGTGGTTCGATTTCGTATCCTATCATCCAGAATATCCGGGCAAGTATCAATTCAAACGTATTCGTTTAGAACGTGCAAATTTGTTCATTGACATTGAACAAGCGGAAAAGAAAATACAACAATCAACTGAATATTTAAACTCAATTTTAAACTCAATCTAATGGCAAACAAACCAATGCACGGATCAATATGCTTGACCGATCTCGGAGATGCTTTCAAAGCAGGACACTCCGCATTTAACAAGTCCGAAAAAAACGGAAAAGTTTACGCTAATATAGCAGTCTGGATGAATGACGAACCAGATCAGTACGGTAATATCCTTTCCTTTCAGCTAAACTCAAAAAAGGATGCGGCCGATGATAAGGTATATTTCGGTAATGCAAAACTGCCTGATGCTGGTAAAGCTGCACCTGCGCAGAAATCAAACGCAAAGGATGATGATATGCCATTTTAACCAATACCCGGCTAACAACCGGGTTTAAAACCTAAACCATGATAAATTTTTATATCGCGCCAGGACTATCTTACATACATTTGCAAGGTGCTATTAAAAGCGCAAAGGAACATAAACAATCTAAAAAAGAAATAAGGCTATCTGAAAACGAGGCTTTAGCTCACAGAATTATGCTTGTTGTATCTGAGCATTATAATATTACAATTGAGCAATTACGGAACGAGTGCCGCAGGAGTGAGTTCAGAACTGCTCGACAAGTCGCTCAGGATTTAATTAGATACAAGGCAGAATTGCCTCTAAAAAAAATAGGCAAAATGTTTAACCGACATCACACAACTGTGATTTATTCACTTAAAAGCATTGCCAATATGCGAAGGTTTTATAAAACTTTTGATGCGGAATATAGGGAGATTGAAAGCCATGTTTAACCATTTACACCAAAAAATACTAATGGACTTCTTTAGAAGAAGGTCATTAATGAAATATAGTATTGATGATATTTGTGATGCTTTGATACATTACTATGGCAAAAAAACTAATTAAAACTAATGGCCAAGGCGATGCTCAGGAACTTGGTAAGGTACAAAGCTACAAAGCAAAGCCAAAGCCTTACCGAGAACCTGATGCCTTACGCGCTTATCGCTTAGAACGTGAACGATTTTTCTGGAAAAAGTACCCAGAGCAAAGGGCAGAGATTGAAGAACGAGTAAAACAAATGCAAAAAGAATGGCAAACTCAGGACAAAAGAAAATAGACTACACCGATCCCCTATCCCAATACAAATCCCACAAAGCCTACAAGCCAAAAATTCAGCATGAGTGGTCGGCCCAGTTAGCGTTTTGTAAATGGCTAAAGCTGCAACATCCGGATGTTCGTTTTCGTTCAGATATTCAGTCAGCCGGGAAGCTATCTCCACAGATGCAAAACATTAAACTAATCATTGATCCCTGGAGGGCATGGCCCGATATTCAGATTTATTATAAGGTTGGGAATTACTGCGGATTGATGATTGAGATGAAACGCCTGGACTCCGGGACTTTCTTAAAGGATGGCAGTCTGTCAAGCCAAAAGCATGTGCAGGAACAAGCGGAAATGCACCAGTATCTGAGAACTTTAGGCTGGTCGGTTTGCTTTGCGGAAGGCTTTGATCAGGCGAAAAGAAAGTTTGAGGAATATATAAATAATTTGTAAATTGCAATTAGAATTAAACGAACTATGAAAGAGTTAAGGGACTTTTATAGTTGATTTTTATATTTAGATGCCTGAATAATAACCCTTATATTATCAGGCTTTTTATTTTTATGGACATAATATGTCAAAAATGCGGATTAGTAAATGACTTTACTGAACGCCAAGCCGGGCCGCATATTTCGGCTTATTGCAATGGATGCGGAAATTATATAAAGCATTTACCACAAGGCAAACCAATTACTCTTTATTTCGGCAAATACAAAGACCGAGAATTATCATCAATGACAAGCGATGAGGAGGTTAGGTATTTAATTTGGTTATCTCAGGCCCCAGGGATCAAGCCAAAATTAAAACAAGCTATTGACTCTCATATCAAAACAGTATGACAGATCCAACTATTTCTTATTTCAACAATGTAAGCCATACCAAAAAAGGAATGAGCCTTACATTCTCCGACTTTTTAGAGAAGGTCAAAGAAGGATTTTGGCAGGATCAGGTTTTAAATTATCGTAATAACAAAACCGATATTAATAAAAAATCACTTCCTTATGTCACTATTTCTGGACTATTTAAAGAACGAAATGCAGATTCATTGACACAACACTCTGGTTACATTGCCATAGATATTGATGGACTTACAGATCTAAATCATGTCAGAGAGCAAATTTGTTGTGACAATAATTTCTACGCGGTTTTTGTTTCTTGCGGCGGTGCTGGACTTTGTGCCATTGCAAAGATTAATCCTAAACTGCATTTAGAAAGTTTTAACTATCTCAGCAAGTACCTTTACGAAAAGTACAATATCATTGAGGTTGATGAAAAATGCAAGGATATAAGTCGGGCCAGATTTGTCAGCTACGATCCGGATTTATACATCAACAAGGAAGCGCAAATTGTTTCCGTTAAGGCTTATCCAAAAAGTAAGGATAAAAACAAAAGCTATGTTTTTGTTGATTCAGAGTTTTCCGATATAATCAAGAATATTGTCTCTAAAAAGATTGATGTAACTAATGACTATGGGGACTGGGTAAATATTGGATTTGCACTTGCTGGTAAGTTTGGTGAAAATGGCCGCGATTATTTTCACTCGCTTAGTCAATTAAACCCAGAGTACAACCAAAGGAAAGCGGATGAAAAATATACTCATTTACTAAGAACCAAAAAGGATCCAACAGTTCCGATTGATTTTATTTACAACCTTGCAAAAAAGGAAAATATCGAAGTCCAGGCGATTGATGAAAATAATATTGTAAACCAGCTGAAGAATTTTATCGGTAAAAATTACAATATGAAACGGAATACAATTTCCCGAAATATTGAGATTGATTCAGTTCCGCTCAATGACATTGACATAAATTCTGTATTCCTTAACTGCAAAACCTTTATTCCAAAGGCTACAAAGGAACTTGTAAAAAGCGTGATATTCTCAGAATTTACAACCGACTACAATCCGTTTCATGATTTCCTATTAAAGAACATGAAAATTAAAGGATCCGGAAGTATTGACAAATTGATAAAATCAATCCAAACGGATACTGAGAATCATGATCTGTTTATAAAAAAATGGCTTACCTCTTTAATGGCTTCCATAAACGGAAAACACTCTCCTTTGGTGCTGGTATTAGTCGGAGGTCAAAACACCGGTAAAACAGAATGGTTTAGGCGTTTACTGCCAGATCAGCTGAAAGCCTACTATGCAGAGGACAAGTTAGATCAGGGAAAGGATAGCGATATTCTAATGACCAAGAAACTAATCATTATGGATGATGAAATGGGCGGAAAATCTAAAGCTGAAGCCAAGATGCTAAACCGATTGACATCAAGCCAGACATTTTCAATCAGAGAGCCATACGGCGTAGTTTCCGTTGATTTAAACCGATTAGCTATGCTTTGCGGTACAACTAACATTGAAGGTTTATTAAGCGATCCTACTGGTAACAGAAGGATTCTGCCAGTACGAGTTCTGAGTATTGATCATGCGCTTTATAATTCTATTGATAAGACTGCCCTATTTATGGAAATGTATCATTTGTATAATTCTGGATATAACCACAATTTAACAAGCGCGGAAATTCAGCTGCTTAATGATAGTACCGGAGAATTTAAAGCGGTATCGCAAGAAGAAGACATGATTTTAAAATGGTTTGAACTACCAACAAGTCCACAAAATAGTGAGTTCTTTTCATCAACTGAGATACTGAGTTACATAAAGGTTAGATCTCAGGTAACTTTGTCTCCAGTAATGATTGGATTAAGGATGAAATCTTTAGGTTTCCAAAGGAGAATGAAAAAAATAAATAATATTCCGGTTTATGTTTGGGAAGTGGCCACAGTAAATACCAATGAAACAGTAAATAATAGCTACCAGGATGATGTTTTTTAAGGTAGTAAGGTAGTAAGGTTGATTTTTTTTTAGTCAACCCTACTATCTTGGTTTAAATATCCGTAAAGGCTGAAAAGTAGTAAGGTAGTAAGGTAGTAACTATATTCTATATAATATATGAAACAGATAATGTATATAGTGTATGTAATTATTTGTAAGTATAAAACTACACCTTACTACCTACTACCCTACTACCTTTTGCCTTTACATAGGTTTAAAGGCACTTTTTAAAATTTCAACCCTACTACCTTTTGCAAAAAGTAGTAAGGTTTAACGCTAAAAATGATAAAAAATGGAGTTGATTTTAGACAAAGATTTAGTAAAAGCGTGGGATTTAGTTGAAAAATTAGAAATCGGACAGATTTTTACCCTTGCAAAAATCCCAGACAATCGCCGGGCCCTATTCATCCGCTGCATCAAACAAAGGATTGATACTTTAAATGATTGCGAGTTTAATTCGGATTATACAAAAATTAGGAAGTTATCAGATTTTTGTAACTTTGATTTGAATAACCAAAATATTTCAAAATGGAAAACAGAGGCGGCGCAAGAGAAAATGCAGGTAGAAAACCTAAATCAGATGAGATAGCATTAATTGCAAGATTATCACCTATGGATGATCTGGCGTTAAAATTGCTAAATGATAAGTTAGAGGAAGGCGATATGGCAGCGCTTAAAATGTTTATGGAATACAGATGGAGCAAACCGAAGCAAGAGGTTTCCGTAGATGGCGATTTGTTGTTAAGCATACCTGCTCCAGTTATTTACAATACTGCTCCGCCATTAGCCAATAATGAAAATGAGATAGATAATGTTTAAATCCTCTCCTGTCTTTTATGAGAATTACGAGGCGAAAGAAAAGGTCCTAATTAACCAGGGTGGGACATCTTCTAGCAAGACCTACTCAATTATGCAACTGCTATTTTATAAAGCAGTCACAGAGCAGAGGTCAGTCATCACAGTAGCCGGTGAATCATTGCCTAACTTGCGCAAGGGTGCGTACCGGGATGCGGAGAATATCTTTGCAGATAACAAATACTTGCAATCGCAGTTAAAATTCTGGAATAGAACCGAACGGATTATCTATTTTAAGAATGGATCTCTGATTGAGTTTGTATCCTTCGAAAATGAACAGTCTGCAAAGAATGGTAAGCGTGACTATTTATTTGTAAATGAGGCTAATGGTATAAGCTACCAGATCTATTGGCAGTTAGCCATTAGGACCAAGAATCAAATATACATTGACTACAACCCTACCAATGAGTTCTGGGCGCATACTAAATTAATTGGTCAGCCAGATACAAAGCTAATCATATCAGATCATCGCCATAATCCATTTATATCTCAGGAGGATCATGATAGAATCGAAGCGATTAAAGACTTAGACTTAGAACTATGGCGAGTATATGCCAG